CGGGTAAGCTATTACACTAGCTAAAGCTAGCTCCATAGCTTTAATTCTCTATTAACTTTGTAGTTTAGTTTAAAGACTTTTAGCTTCAGCTTCCAAAGTACATGAAGAGAATATAGTTCAACTTTAGTTGAACACAACTATCCTTTCTATAGAAAAATTATAACATCGGTTTCTTATCTTGTAAAATCTTTTTTGATCTACTAAGTGATTGATTCTAAATACTATTTTAGATTTGTTACATTCTGTTACAAATTAGTTATTGAGTGAGTGTTTTAAATTTTCTTTTTCTATAGCGGCATTTATAAATGCGAGTTCAATATCTAGTTCCCATCTCGTCATCTGATTAATACTATCGGAAGAATATCCAAATTCATATCGTAACATATGCATAGCCTTGAAGTAATCCTCTAGATCGGCATACCCAAGGCTTATAGAAAAAAATTCTCAAACCCAGACAAAGTATGTTCATGGTGTAAACCACAATGCTTACAAGTATAAGATGAGTCAATTTTTACTAACGGCATTGAATCTAAGAATTTAACAATATCTTTTTGCTGTAGCGGTGTCATTGAATTAATAAATTCAATCTTTTCTTCCAGTGTAGTTTCTATAATTTCTTCTTCTGTATAGATTTGTTCTATACAACCTGCCACGGTCTCAATACCAGAAGATAAATTATCTAGAGTTGCAAATGACTCAATAAAATTAGACAAAGTTGGGTGCCGTAAAGATATTGAATAATTTGTATTCGGAATCTTTATTTTTATATTCCCAGTTGGCTCTGGTTCTAGTTTAGCAGTAGTAATATCGACTTGAAATTCAGTCTGCGCGTTTTCTTTACAATCACATTTACCAATTAGATTTACAATCTCACCAACAGACTTGGATCTAATATGCAAGAACAAGAATTCCATATCATAATACGGATGTGTGTCTGGATCTACTTTGCCATTTGTACATGCATATACGGTAGATTTTAATGCGGCCGCGACCGTTTCTACATTATTTTCTTGCAGAGCCAATAGAAGAGCCTTTTCTTCTTTTACTGTAAATGGTCTGAATGTAACTGTTTTCTTTGTAGAGGGTAGTTTAACTGTATAAACTGGTTGAATAATAAGTTGTTTCATGATAATTTTTCTTTCATTTTGTTGTTTAACTATGGGTTAATCTAGAAACTTCCAGAAGCGCCACCGACACCGAGATCACCACCATTCCCAGATGTAAATTGCCCGGTACCATTCCCAGATGTAAATCGTTCAAACATCTGTTTTAATTCTTTATTTTCTAGTGAAGCTCCTTGTTTCTCAGTAATCATCTGATCTGTAATAGAGGTGTTAGCTTGTATTGGACCATTTTCTATGGTTTCAAAGACAAAAGAAATTGGCAACGACATTGCTCCCCCCGAAGCATAGTCAAGAGAGATTGAATTCACAATCTTTGGTATTGCTCTTTTAAATGAATACGAATGTTTAACCGTACCTTCTAAATCTATCATGTATAGATTTATTGATTCTGCTGTGTAAGAATCCGGATAACTTAAATTTCTTCTGTTTTTAACTATGATCTCGCGCCATTTATCAAAAAATTTAAATGTAGAATAATCTTGATCTACATAGAACTGTAACATTAAGTCTTGATAATCATAATCGTAAATGAATTTTCTGCGTATTCCAGCTTCAAAATAATTATCATTGGTCATAAAGTTGACCATTGGCGTCTGCGCGCCGTGACAATATAGAGAAAGTTTATGAATACTAAAATCCGAAAAGGAGTTAAATTGTTCTAGCTCGGGGGGTAAAGTAATAATAGCAAAGAATAGATATGGTCTTGCTATATTAGCATTTCTAATTTGAGAACTAAAAGCACTCAAAGACTGGGGGGTGATATCTGGCATTGTGTTATCGCATTAAATAATTAGTATTTAATCTTACTTTGCACAAAATATGGCAACAACAATCTATAAGACAACATCCGACATTGATCTTTTGCAAGATAATCAAAAGATTTTGTCATTTCCTTCTTATCTGGGGTCAAAAAGTAAAGACGAAGCAGGCAACGATTTTTTATATATGATTATAAAAATCAACAATTCGGAAAATGGTTCTACTCTAAAAGATGATACCACAAAAGGACCCGTAGTAATCCCAAACACCCAGCCAGGTATAATGTCTGGAACTCTGTCTACATCTGGAAATACAAACATCGCTCAGAATGACCCAAATATCAATGAACGATATGGGTCTGGTGCAATAGGGTCAGAACAATGGATTACAAAAAAAGGTCTTGTGAGATTAGACAAAGTAATAGTTTTGCCGATGCCAAATAGTCTAAACGTTGACACAAGATTAAATTATGATAACACAGAAGGTGATTCTCTATCTACACTTGGCGATATAGTTACATCTTTTTCTGCTAACGGCGCGGGCTCTACATTATCTGCATTGGGTAGAACTATAGGTGCTAGTATTGCATCACAAGTTGTGAATAATGTTTCTGCTGAGGTCGGTGTTCCTGGAACATCTACCGCTAAACTATTGGCTCGGGGTAGATCCGCAGTCAATCCTAAAAAAGAAATTTTATTTAGAGATTTAGATTTTAGAAAATATGCTTTAGAATATATTCTTGCGCCGAAAAATAAAGAAGAATCAGAGATAGTGCAAGAAATTATTCGTACTTTTAGATTTTATGCATTACCAGAACTAAATGAAACTAAAATATACTATACATTTCCGTCAGAATTTGAAATAATTTTCATGAAGGGTAACCAAGAAAATCTAACTATACCGAGAAGGACTCCAGCGGTATTAGAAGATGTTTCCGTTTCATATACACCTGGGGCAGCTACTTGGGCAAATTTACCAGATGGCTTTCCTCCACAAATTTCTATTTCTCTTGTATTTGCTGAATTGGAAATTGTTGATAGAAAACGTGTGTGGGACAAGAAATCCGTAATTACTTCTGGATATTAAAATGTCATACTTTTCAAATTTTAACTATACCACATTTGAATTTAATTCTGAGACATCAGTAGTAAAAGATATTTTTTCCAGATCAAAATTTATCTCTGAGTATAAACCGTATACAGATTTATACGATTTATATGAAATTCAGGATGGAGAAACTCTAGAATCTATGGCTTATAAAATCTATGGTTCTGCTGATCTTCATTGGGTACTTATGATTTTCAACGATTTGTATGATGTTGTGGAAGATTGGCCCCGCAGTTCTGCAGCTATTAATGCATATTGTGAAGAAAAATATGGAGTTTATAAAGATTCTATAAAACACTGGGTAGATTTATCGGGCAATGTGTGGGGAGAAACAAAGATATTTTCTGCGCCGTGGGTAGCACCAAGTAATCCTGGGGTTCAAGGTAATGAAGAATACACACCAGTTACATTCACTGAATATGAAGCCGAAATTAATGATAAAAAGCGCATTATTCAAATTCTTAAACCCGAGTTATTAGCTGAATTCATTAAGCAATTTAAAGATTCTTTAAATGTCTGATACCAAGAATTATATTACTTCACCTGGTGAGGTAAATGTAACAAGACTTGAGATAAAGTCATCAAATGGAAAGTTGCTAGATATAAGTGCTATTTTTGCAGATTTGACATTATACGAGGACATTTTTTCTAATACAATGTCTGGTTTTATTTTGATGCAAGATTCGCTTGATCTACTTAATATATTACCTATGACTGGTGAGGAATTATTATTTGTTGATCTTCAGACACCAACACTGAAGCAACAAATAACAAAAACATTCTACATTTATAAGATGTCGGCTCTTTCTACGGATAAGCGCAAGTCTACTTATATACTTCATTTTTGTTCTCTTGAACTAATTAATTCTTTAAATACAAAGATTTCAAAATCATTTAAGAATAACATATCAGATACTATTACAACTATTCTCAAAGATGAGAAATTTTTAGGCTCTCAAAAAACTTTTGAATGTGAAAAAACATCCAATAGTTATAATGTCGTGGTACCTTATTGGACTCCGTTACAGACTATAAATTGGCTCAGTACCAAGAGTTTAAATAATAAAAACACTTCAAACTTTTTGTTTTTTGAGAACAATAAGGAGTTTAGATATTCATCTATAGATTTAATGGTTGCTGCTAATCCAACGAGAGAATATATTAATTCGGATGTTAATTCGCATACTATTACAGATGATAATGAAAAGAAGTATTCAATTGTTGAATTAATAGAGATGCCTATTACTTATGATTATATTAGAAATCTTTCTGCTGGTATGTATGGCGGGATTTTATATACATATGATTTGACGACAAAGAACATAAAAAAATCTACATATGATTATATAGATAGATTTGACTTGGTTAACCACACAAATAAAGCTCCCCTAAGAACAAATTCTTTATTTAGAAATACCTCTGCATCATTAAATTTTTCATTGCAGAATAATTATCTAAATGGCAGTTTTAATTCACAAAAGATACATGATACATTACTCCAACGTAGTTCTTTACTTGAGCAAATCTCTGCATTTAGAATTAATATTAGAGTATATGGCCGAACTGATATAAAGGCAGGCCAAACTATAACTTATAAAACACCAAAAACCGCAGAAATTGTGAAGAAAGAAATCAATACAGATGCCGACTCTGAATACTTTTCTGGTAAATATTTGATTACTGCAATAAAACATAGTATCACAAATGGTCAACACAAAATGGACATGGAAATTGTTTCTGATTCGTTTGTTACAAACATTTCTAATAATAAATGAATAACTTTTATCTAGGTATTGTCGAAGATAGAATTTCCGACCCACTTAAACTTGGGCGAGTCAAGGTTCGAGTCTTTGGTGTACACACAGAAGCGCTTGACGACATACCAACTGAAGATCTTCCGTGGGCAATTCCGTTAATGCCCGCAGGTTCTGCTTCACTATCTGGTATTGGTGATGCAGTTCCCCAGTACCTAGAAGGTTCTGCTGTATTCTTGTTTTTTCAAGACGGTGATTCAAAACAACAGCCAATTATTCTTGGATCTTTTGCCGGTATACCTACATTTAAAGATCCATTATCTAAGATTACTTCTTCTGAAGTTAACTCAGCAATTGTAGATTCTAAATCTACGGCTCCGGTAAACACCAGTAGAAACACAGTTACAGATTCATCTGGGCAACCAGTAGTTGATTCTTCCGGCCAGCCTATTCAACAAGACACACAGGATAATGTTCCACCTTTAGATATATCAGCTATGGTTGCTAAATTTGGTGCCAATGTAACCACAACATATAAAGCTCTGTTGGCAGCTGGCATTAAGGAACCCAACGCTCTTATTGCTATTTTATCTAATATAGCCAAGGAAACGGGGTTCAAACTCGTAAGAGAAAGTTTGAAATATAGTTCAACGGGAAGATTACGGAAAATTTTTCCAAAATATTTTTCTTCAATGTCCGAATCCGAAATAGCAACGTATGTTGGCAACGAAGAAAAACTTGCTAATTATGTTTATGCAAATAGATATGGTAATGGGAATACTCAATCTGGAGACGGTTTTAAGTATCGCGGCGGAGGCTTTATCCAGTTAACATTTAAAAGTAATTATTCTAATGTTGGATCTAAGATTGGTGTTGATCTGGTGTCTAACCCAGATAGTATTAATACTGCCACAATTGCAGCAAAATCTGCCACACAATTTATAGTTAACGCATACGGTTCTCCTTCTCGGTGTAGTTTTTCTTCTCTGACAGAAGCACTTACTTCTGTTACAAAAAAAGTAAATTCGGGAGGTTTTGCTAATGATTATCCAAAAGTAGTTGAATATTCCAAACTATGCAAGATTATAGAAGATCCAAACTCTACACAAACACCAGAAGAAAAGAAGGCCGAGCAAGCAGCAGTAACTCAACCAAATAATCCAGAAAATGCAGTTAATACTTCTTTAACTACAGATGAAGTAAATACAGCAATTAAAACGAAAACTTTTGCTAAGAGTCAGACAGGTTTTAAAGATCCAACAGGTAAATATCCAATTGATGCTCTCTTAAATGAACAAGATATTTCAAGATTAGCCCGTCGGAATACTATTTCTACTTCTGTTGAGAAAAGAAATAAGAACCGTATTACAGTTATCAAATCTGTATCTGGCGAAACATTTGAAGAACCTGCACCCGCATATAATGCTCAATATCCATACAATAAAGTTCACACCACGGAGTCTGGGCACACAATAGAATATGATGATACGCCCGGCGCAGAAAGAATAAGCCAATTTCATACTTCGGGTACATACACAGAAATTGACAAATACGGTAATACAGTTAATAAAATTGTTGGTGATCAATTCCTAATCACAGAGCGCAACGGCTATATTC